TAAAGAATTTTATATAATAGATTGCAAAGATTTTATATATTTTCCTAGGATTGTTAGAGTTATAGGATTTGAGGGAGGCTACAATACAATAAGTTATCGTATCAATATAAAAGACAATCTATCAAATAGAAATTACAGAGAAATATCAGCTTATGAATTGACTAGATTTAAAACATATGAAGAAGCTGAAAAAGAAGCCAAAAGATTAAATGATATACCAAGCAATAAAAAAAGAGCTAAAAAATGGAATTTACATGATAAATACATTATAAAATCAATGGAGGGTTTATGGTACTAGATAAAAAAGAATTAAAAGAAAAATTAGAACAGTTATATGACGTCAGAAAAGAAGTATCAGAACTAACTGGAAAAATAAATAAATTAGAACCTGACGGAATAGTAAAAGATTATGTTTATAAATCTTCTAAGTATCCGCCTTATACTAAGCATAAAGTAACACTAGTTGCCGAAAATCCAAGATTAGTAAAGCAACTAGAAGAATATCGAAATATACTAAGTAGAAGTGCTTGTGAATTATTAGAAATACAATTAGAATGTGAGAAGTTTATAAGTCAATTGCCAACCAGTAGGTTAAGACGAATTTTTAGGTATCGTTATATAGAACAATTTTCGTGGAGAAAAATTGCTTATGTTATAGGTGGAGACGCTACTGCAGAAAGCACTAGAAAAGAACATGACAGATTTTTTAAAGAAAATTAAAAGTTTGTCCGTTTTGTCCGTTTTAAGTATGTTATATTATTAATGTGAAAGATTGTTTTAATCAATCTTGAACATCAAAACCTCATTTATTTAAAAAAACACTATCTATTTAGGATAGTGTACTGATGGTATAAAAAAATAAAGGTGTAGTATGGTTTGGAACTAATTGAAAAGGAAATAATAAATTGGTTTTTCTACACGGGTGAGAGCTACAATTTCCAATTAAAAAAAAGTAATTCATGAAACGCTTTTTTTAATAAACATCCATATATCATTAGTACAGTATCTTAAATGATACAGTAGTCCTTTACTTATAGTCTGGGATTTATAGAGGCTTTTAGATGTTGCGCCAGTAAGCAATGTTAAATGTAAATTTACGAGAACTCAAGTAGTTCTTTTTTATTTGGGAACACAAAACAAAAAAATCTTTTTTATTCATATAAAATCTTTTCTATATTATGTTTTCACATATTCCCAATATGCTATTAACCTCCTCGTTTTGTGTTCCGAAATAAGAAAAAAAGAAAGGATTTGATAATAATGAATGGAATAATAGTGTTTATATGCGTAATGTTTGGTTTCTTTTTAGGGCTATTTATTGGTTGTGCATTTAGTGTAAACAAAGATGAAGAAGATGAATGAATATAGAGCCCTAACAAGAAGAGAACAGCTAGAATACATAATCAAGTTCTTAGAAGAGCAAAAAAGGAAGACAGAAGAGAATCTTGAGAGTGCTAGAGAAGAATATCGATTGATATTAAACAGAAAGGAGAATAAGAATGAGTGATTCAGTAATGATAACGCTTATTATTTGCGGAACACTTATTTGCTTAGGGATTATTGGAAGCATAGATAAAAATAAATAGAAAGTAGGTGGAGATATGCTAACAATCAAACAAGAAAAATTTGTACAAAATTTAATCAAAGGCATGTCTCAAAGAGAAGCCTATAAAAATAGTTATGATGTAAAAAAAATGACTGATAAAAGTATAGATGAGAAAGCTTGCCAATTATTTAAAGATGTCAAGATTAGGTCAAGATACGACGAGTTAATAAAACAACTTGAAGATGATACAATAATGAGTGCTAAAGAACGTATGAAATGGCTATCTAAAGTTGTGAATGATGAAATTAAAGAAAAAAAGGCTGTACTTAAGACTGATTCAGAAGGGAATAGCCAATTAGTAGAGCAAGAATTTCCATCAACATTAAAAGTTAAAATCATGGCACTAGACACATTAAATAAAATGGATAATAGCTACTCTCAAACAATCAATGTTCATAATCCTAAAGCGACTAAAGTACTTGAATCAATCAATAAGCAGCTAGGTGGTAAGAATGAATGATGTTTTTCCGTTAAGTGAAAAGTATATTAATTTTCTTAAGTATGAATGTAGTTGTGAGTTTTTAGAAGGAACTACTGCAGCTGGAAAGACAACAGTAGCTATTCCTAAGTTCATGTTTAAGATTATGAACTATACCGGAACTAAGCCAAGCATAATTGCAGGACTTGATTTAGGAACAATAGAGAAAAATATCATAAATGCAGATAATGGACTCATAGAAGTATTTGGAGATTATGAAGAGGGTGGATGTATTGAGTATCATTCAAGTGGTGCTGGTAATATTAGAATGCCCCATATTTTGTTCCATACGCAAAATGGTGTGAAAGTAATCTATATTCTTGGATATGACAACATTAAACGATGGAAAAAGGCTCTTGGAGGACAATGCTTTGGATTGTTCATAGATGAATTTAATATTGCAGATATGGATTTTGTAAGAGAAGCATTTATGCGTGCAGATTATAAACTTTCTACACTGAATCCAGATGATCCAAACAAAGATTGTTATAAGGAGTTTGTGAACAAATCAAGACCGGTTGAAAAATATAAAAATGATGCTCCAAGAGAACTATTAGAACAATTAGACGAAGGAAGAGTGGCAGATTGGACATGGTGGTATTTCACTTTTGATGATAATTTGAGTTTAACCGAAGAAAAGAAACAACAAATAATCGAGTCAGTTCCTAAAAATTCTAAATTGTATAAGAATAAGATACAGGGACTTCGGGGTAAGGCTACTGGATTAGTATTTGACTTGCAAAAGAAAAATATTATTACTAGAACAGAAGCCCTGAATATGAAATTTATCCGATATGCGATAGGAGTAGATACATCTTACTCTAAAAAGACACATGATAAATTGACATTTACATTAATAGGAATTACAGAGGATAGAAAGTGTGTCATCTTAGAAGAACAAGCTGATAATAACAAAAATAGAGAAATACCTTTTGCTCCTAGTGATGTTGTTCCAAAAATGGTTAAATTCGCAGAAAAATGCAAATTGTTATGGAACATAAATAAATTGACTTATATATTTATTGATTCGGCTGATACAGGAACGATAAGTGAAGCTCAAAAATTCAAAAGAATGAGTCATTGCATTTATCAGTTTGTGCCAGCATGGAAAAAAACACCGAATTTAATAAGAGTACAGTTGCAAGGTTCTTGGATGAATACTTGCGATTTTTTAATTGTGGAAGAATGCAAAAACTATATTCAAGAAATGAATACTTATAGTTTTACAGAAGATGGCGACTTAGAAGACGGAAATGACCATAGCATTCAAGGAGCTCAATATGGTTGGCTTCCATTTAAGAAAATGATAGGAAACTGGGAGTTAATAAAGCATTTTATCAAAGATAATACAAGTGACGAAACGCTTGAATATGACATAAAGAGAGGAAGATGAAAGGATGGGAAGAATTAAAGAGATGATAAAAACATGGTTAGATATTAGACCTTCGACACCGCAAAGATTAGTTGTATATCAAAATAAAGATTTTAGAACGATGTGTGCAATTAACCGTGTGTGGTTAAGAGGAGATGCATTTGAGTTAGCATCCTTACATAAGCAACTAGAAGGATATGAGAATACGTTCTGGGGAAGCGTTCCAACTGCAGGTATGGAAATCAAGAAATCTCATAATGGACTACCGGCGATAATCACTAATAGATTAACAGATATTGTTTTAAATGATTATAATGGTATCGAAACAGAAGACTCTCAACTAAATGATTATTGGGAATATATCAATAAAGACAATAGCAACAATAATTTGTTTGATGATTTATTAGAAGAAGCAATTACTGACTGTTTGGCTATTGGTGATGGAGCTGTTCGATTTTTATATGACCCAGTACTTGCTAAACCTACCTTAGAATGGATGTCCAGTGAAGATGTAGAGTTTCAATACAAAAATAAAAAGATATATGAGATAGATTTCAATTTCTATTATGAAAAAGATAAAAAAACATATCATTTAATTGAAAAACGAGGATATGGATATATTAAGTACGAGTTATATGACAATGATGAACTAGTCCCTTTAAGCACTATTGAAGAGTTAAAAGGACTAAAGGATATATCATTCATTAACACCGTTATGCTAGCGGTCCCTTGTATGATAACTAAATCAAAAAGATTTAAAGGACGTGGTTCTGCAATATTCGAGGGGAAGTACGATTCTTTTGACAGTTTAGACGAAGTGATTTCTCAATGGATTGAGGCAGTCAGAGCAGGAAGAGCAACGAGATATATTCCAGAATCATTGTGTCCTAGAGACCCAAATACTGGAGAAACACTTTTAGTAAATCCATTTGATAACCAGTTTATAACTACAGAAGATGATATGACAGAAACAGGTGCAAGCAAGAATAAGATAGAAGTTACACAACCACAAATCCCAACAGAAAACTATTTGCAATCATATATAACTTATTTAGATTTATGTTTGCAGGGGATTATAAGTCCTGCAACTCTTGGTATAGATAATAAGAAAGTAACAGATGCAAATGCAGCTTATGAAAGACAAATGGAAAAAACAACAATGTATACGCGTGGGAAGATTATCAAGGCATTGAACAATTTTATTCCAAGAGTGGTAACAACTGCTTATCAATTTAAATTCATTTTAGAAAATGCGAATATTCCAGAAATATCAGAAGTAACTCCAAAGTTTGGTGAGTATAATAGTCCATCATTTGATGCACAAATTGAAACAATGGGTAAGGCTAGAACAAATAGCATTATATCAATAGAAACTATGGTTGATGAATTATATGGAGATAGTAAGTCAGAAGAATGGAAACGAGACGAAATAGAAAGATTAAAAAAAGAACAAGGACTTGTCGAAATGGAAGAACCAGCTGTAAATATGGATAGTTTTAATGCGCCAAATGAAATGAGTGAGGAAGTTGGAGAATAACCTAGATATAAAAAAAATATACCAAGAGATGGAATTGGAACTCATTAGTTCTATGAAAAGAAATCTCAAAAGGCATTTAAAGGAAGAAGAAAAACTAGGTTTTGACTTTCCACAGTGGCAAGCTTTGACTTTAAAAGAAATAAAAAGATTTCAAAAGGAAAATAAAGCAATTGTTAGTAACTATACAAATGGTTTGAGTAAGGATATATCTAAACAACTTAAGGATGAGTTAAAACAAGGCTCTCGAAAAGAATTGAAAAGATATAAACAAGCTATGGGAAGTAAGTATAAAGTAAACAAAACTCTTTCTCAAAGCTTTTTTAATTTGAATGACAAGAAACTTGTAAATTTAATCAATGAAATTCAAAACGGTGCAAAAAACGCAAATACTGGAGCTTTGCGAATGATGAATGACCAATATAGAAAAGTAATATCAAAAGCCGTACTGTTTAGTAATAATGGCGTGATATCTCCGACGAAAGCAATAGATATGGCAACAAAAGATTTTTTAACTGCTGGTATTAACTGTATAGAATATAAGAATGGTGCGAGAGTAAATATTGCAAGCTACTGTGAAATGGCTGTTAGAACTGCTAATACTAGAGCCCAATTGATTGGAGAAGGTCAGTTTCGACAAGAAATAGGAGAACATCTTGTAAAACCTACAAGACACAATACATCATGTGAAAAGTGTGCTAAGTGGGAAGGGAAAGTCCTTATTGACGATGTTTATTCAGGAGGCAACAAAAAAGATGGAAATTATCCTTTATTAAGCAAGGCTATGCAAGAAGGTTTTTTTCATCCAAGATGTGAACATGGGCTTCCAACATATTATAAAAAAATGGAAAATATAAAGTTTGATGAACATGGCCCTACAGAAGAAACTATGAAAGGATATCAAGAAGATTTAAATTGGATAAACAATAATATTCAAAGATACGAAAGATTAGTAGTTGGTTCTTTAGACTCAGAAAATATAAAAAAATATAAAGAGCGAAAAACTTTATATGAAAAGAAAAGAGATGAAGTATTAAAGATTATAGAAGAACCTAAGTATATAGATGTTACTGAAGAATGGCAAAATAATGCAACTCCAAACACTCATCAAGTATTAGATAAAAATTATTTCGAGCATAATGGCGTTAAATACAAAGTTGACAATAAGAACGTAGTGTTAGATTACTCTAAGCATGAAAAAGAAATAGCCAAATGGTTAGAAGAGACTTTTGGCGGAGAAATATTTATGATTCCAAGAATAAATAATCCAGAAGGAATAAAAACACCAGATTATTGGTTTAAAAATGAAGGATGGGATTTAAAAACAATAAATGGTAGCAGTAAGCAAGCATTGTATCATGCGATTAGAAAGAAAAGCCAACAAAGTAATAATTTTATATTCGAAATTGTAAGTAATGATTTATCTTTAAATGAAATAAAAAAACAAGTAGAAAACTTGTATAGAAGAAGTGATGTTCCTTTTGTGAATAAGATAATCATAAAAAAGAATAAAGACATCTTAGTATACAAAAGAAAATAAAAAAAGAATGTGACCGCACCGTAAAGTCAGCACGACCACATTCACTATATATAATATACACGATTTTGATAAATATGTCAAATTGGTGTAAAAAATCCAGTAATAGCGCAATTTGGTAACGCACTAGTTTTGGGAACTAGGGATTGCAGGTTCGAGTCCTGCTTATTGGACCATTTTATAGCAGGATAGTTTAGTGGAAGAATGATAGTATACCTTGCTATTGATGTTGGTTCGATTCCAACTCCTGCAACCAATTGAAATATTTTACTACTTTATAAGTAGTGTATTAATGGTATACACTTGCGTGACAAGAAAACGGTGGGTGCACAGTCCTGAAGGTAATTGAAATATTATCGTATGCCATTGATACAGTGCTTATAAAATAGCACTTTGAGTCGATAAGTAATCGGCTTTTTTCGTATGTCTAAACCCTGATGACATTAAAAGCTGGAGAATAGTCAGTCAAGACTTTAAAAAGGAGAGCGGATTATGAAGAATAATCAAAAAATAATGCCTTTTAACTTGCAACGATTTGCAGATGTTGAAGGAAATGGAGAAGGAACTCAATCCACACAAAATGGAGTTCAAAATAGTCAAGGAGCTACGCAAACAAATAGTATTGATTACGATAAAATACAAAGCATGATTGACAGTAGAAACTCTAAGACTGAAGAGGCTGTTTTGAAAAGCTATTTTCAAAGTCAAGGAATGAGTAAAGAAGAAATGGAACAAGCAATTGGAACATTTAAATCTCAAAAAGAACAAAATAGCAAGCAACAAGTAATTGATAATAACACCTTGAAAGAGCAGTTAGCAAATGCTAATAAGGCTACTTTGCGATCAAATATTGAAAAGGAAGCAATCATGCAAGCGTTAGAGTTAGGAATTGATTCAAAAACAATTCCATATGTCTCTAAACTTGCAGATTTTAGTAAAGTTGTCGATGAACAAGGAAATATCAATAATGAAGCAATCAAAACATCACTTCAAAAAGTGTTAGAAGATGTACCAGCCTTTAAAGCAAAGAGCGAAAATGCTTCTGATTTAAAAATTGGTGCGGATAGTTCTAACACGAAAGAATCCAGTGGAGATTTATTTAATTTTGGATTCACTGGAGTACGTAAACACTAGTAGTTAGTGTTTTTTTATTAGAAAGAGAGATGATATTATGCCAAAATTAAACTATGCTACAGAATATAGTCAAGCATTAGCACAAGCTTATCCTTATACACTATATTTTGGAGCTTTATGGACTGCAACCAAAGAAGACGTTAAATTCTTAAATAGCAACACTATTCAATTACCTAGCTTAAAGGTAAAGGGGCGTAA